ATTTACGCTAGGCGAATAATTGCGCCAGTCGCAGTCGGAGCCGGGAAAACCACCGTGAAATCGCCTGCGGTACTGGTTTTGTTGCCACCAAAATCAACGGCGCAAACAGCTTTATCGCCTTGCGTGTCGTTATAGATTAGGCAAGAACGTGCAGTTATGGTTGCCGTGCTGAAGGTCAAATCGTTAAAATCAACCACAGAAGTAGTGCCTGTAGCGAAAGGCGTTACGTTTGTTAACGCAGATCCGCCAGCAGTGTAATTCGTCCCAGAAGCTTGCCCAGTCGTTACATAAACCGTTGTGGTGGCGCCCAGAGTTGCACTTGACGTATAGAGAGCCAACTTAAATGAGTTAGCCGCGTTGGTAAAATTATGAGTTCCAACTAACAATTGTTGCTTAAAACTGGTGCAAATTGCCGAAGTGGTGGCCATGTCACAGCTCCTTGATAATGTTCGCCATATCCTCGTGACCTTGCTGACGCAGTTTATTTGAGAGGGTCACTCGGTCTGATCTAATTGAGTTCTTCATCCCTCCCAATATTACTTGAAAAACGCTCGTTCTGAAAGCCTCAGCTTGCAGCCGAATATGAGGCGCTGCTGTCTCGCTTATGCCTACAATTTTATTGGTTACCTGCTCAGCCCAAAATTCGGGGTCATGACCCTTGTAGTTGGTCGTGGAAACCATGACATTACCTAATTGCAGCCCTATGTCATCCTTCATCATCCCTTGTATGGCTCCGGCGCTTTTGGCATTTCAACGGTTTCTAGGTTATGTTTTTTGACCATCTCGCCCATCATGGATCTGGGGAAAACATGCCACTTGCCCTCTTGCGGCATTGCAACCAAAGGATCATCCAATCGGTGATAACCATACAGCCGCTCGGTCAACCCAACATTGCTGTCGAGTAAAGATGACCTCGGTGAGGCGCCAATACCTATTTTGTTTTCGAGGCATTTGGATATCCAAAACTCCACGCAGGCTCGGCCAGCTTCAGCAAAATGAACGTTGTGAGAATAGCTGAAGTCCAAACCGAACAAGTCGATGTGACCGACTCGGTTCCAGAAAGCAAATCCCAAGGCATAGGCAACCGTGGTATTGAAATACGCGCATTTTGCATCCTGAAGCACTTCTGTTAACGGAAACTCAACAACGGCTGGTACACGATCATCAAGCTCACAGCTATAAATTGGCTTATCGAATGTTGGTAATAGTCGGCGCATGACATCTGTTTGATTTCCAGCGTCTTCAGTGTCGAGGTATCGACTCACTGGATCCATCATAAAAACGCGATCACAATCAAAAACTGATAAGGCGCTGTTTATGACCCACACTTCATCCCACTGCTTGCTGTTTTCCACGCCAATAACATAATCAATTTGGCTTGCGCCTAACCCGATTAATGCTATTTTTTTCCCTTTTAATTCGGCAATCGCCTTCATCAACTCACGCCCGTTCTCAGCAGGTCATAACGATATTCATCTCGCGTATCGCGCCCCTCGCTCAAATTCTTCATTCTCGCGACAGCTTCTTTAAAGCGCGTTTCCACCGTGGCCATAATATCTGGCGTTTCTTTCAAGAAAACAGCGGCCTCGGTTAACGTCCCATAGAGCAACGCATCAGGATAATCAGTTGACAACAATGTGGTTCCACCATCAGCGCCGGCGGTTAATGATGCCGGCCGATACAGATAATGCAGCTCAACGCTGTAATCGGCGTCTGGAACCGGCGCCACTTCAAAGGCATCCTGATCAAATTCAGAGTAATATTTTGGCCGCCCACGGCTTGTCGAGGTTGGATCATACTGCTTTAAAAAAGAAGGATGCTTAAACAGCAAATAATAATAAGTATTGCTGTCAATGACGGCCAAGCTAAACGGTGCATAAAAATCAGTGGGCGTTGCTAAGAATCGGTTATTTTCCGACATGCTCGCAGTCACATTTTTACGCTGCTCAGCCAACTGAACCAGCTTGAATATTCGCTCCTCACTCTCAAGGATAAAGTTAGTCAGGTTAGCATTAAACGTCGTCTCATCAACCTGCATGTAATCCTGCACGGCCGTTTTTAAGGTTGCTAAAGTAAAGCTCATGATGTTGTCACCTCCAACTCGCCCACACTAACATTAATTGCAAAAGTTTGCAAAGTAGTACCTAAGATTCCATCTCCAACATTCGTGTAGACGCTAAAAAAATTATTATCACTAGTGGCGTCTGGTCGAGAGATTTTTAACGCCTGAGGATCCAACGGAGTTGGTTTTCTTTGAAGCTGGGGCTGTTTGGGAGACCACTGATCTGGGCCGACTAAAAAGCCGTCCCATGTCATTTTCATGTCTTTTAGCTTGTATCGGAAACCCGTTATATCACAGATCCCAAAAGCGTGTTTATTAGTTGCAAATGCCATGGCTAGGCAATGTTGTAGTTGCGCAAATCAGGCGAGACGCGGAAAGATGCTCTTTCTTCGTCTTGACTTAGCGCTCGGGTGAATTCTTCCTCATACAAGCCTTTAAGAAGTTGCACCTTTTCTGGCGCCTTTTTTAAAGCCAGATAGTAAGCTAATCCCGCCGCCAAGCAAGGATAAAATCTGAAAGGCAAATCAACCGTATTAGCACCAACGTCAGCGTCATCCATCCGCGTCAAAACATTAACCAGCACCGTGTAAGTGCTGTTTTTGTCCGGCATCGGCCAAACCGTAATGGTCGGGCTCAGCAATTTGTTGATGTAAAATTGATTAGGCTTGCCCTTGGTGCTCTTTGTCGCTAGATGAGAATACTCCGCCCGGCTCATCCTGCTGAGGGGCAAATCAGTCTGGGTGCCTTGGATCGTTTCGCGAATAAAAACATCAAGCGCATCGATGGCCGCGGTCGGCGTCGTTGGATCTAAATCATAGGTGATTGTATCCAACACCATCGATAATGAATTTTGTTTGACGGTCCACTGGTTTAAACCACGGTTGGCCCATTCTGCGAGCATCAGGTTTAATGAGCGCTGCGCTGACTTTAAATCATAGCCCGTGCGCAACTCTAGGCCGCAACGCTCAAAAGCCTCCTCCACATAATCGGCGACATCTAATTCAAAATCCTTGCTACCACTGACCGCCATTCATTTATCTCCTGCCCCTGCGTGGGCGTGGAGGTCCACCCAAAGAATCTCTGATGCTCTTAAACATAGCGTCAGGACGCCTTGGCTGCATTCTGCCAGCATCTGGGTTGGGTCCACTAATAGGTGGCGTTAACCTTCCGCCACCGGGTAGTTGAGGAGCTTTTGTCAAATTACCATGTTTAGCAGTAAGATCTTGCACTGCTTGAGGGTTTTGCCCTGTCGATTGAGAATATTCTTGAGCCTGCCGCAATAAATTTTGCTGTGCTCCGCTTAACCCTGAAGAAGCGGGAGCAGGAGCAGGAGCAGGAACTGGCGCTGGCGCCCCACGGCCTGTAGGAGCATTTGGCGGCAACGGAACAGCGCCACCAGCCTGCATACCACCGGGTCTGGGGCGACCTTTCAACTTACCTTTTCGACCGCCTCCCTTCAACTGATTCCCATGCTGGGCAACCAATGCTTTAAGCTTATCCGGGGTTTGACCCGTATTTCGAGCATGTAATTGAGCTTGCTTCAACATATTTTGCTGAACTTTGCTTAGCCCTGAAGACGATGTCGCAGGCGCCGCTGCTTTAATTGGGGCAACCCTCGTCGGAGGAGGTGCAACTCCGGTGCGGGAAATTTTACCGCCATAACCCTTATTCTTGACCCGACCAAACAACCCAGAATTCCCAGTGGGCTTCCTAGATTTCTTGCTGCTGTAACTGTGTCGCTCTGAACCACCGCCTTTCTTTTCCATCTTTGAATCCTCTGAAAAATGTTAAACTTTAACCCTTTTTTTTGGCGTTATCTACGCCTGCCCCCCGATCTCCTTGCGACTCGAGCTGGGGGTGACCTTTTAACCGGCGGCTTTCTAGCCGGTGGTGGCACCTTAACCGTATTTCTGGATGGTGCGGTTTTAGTTGTCGTCTTTTTACTAGGAGTCGGGCCATAAGCACTTAAATCAAGCTCTGACTGCTTTGCGAGTTCAGCGGCTGTTAATTCTTTCTTCATGCCGAATGCATCTAAAATATATTTGCCTGTTTCTGGGTTGTATTCAACAGTCGCATCACCTTTTTGAAAGATTTGTGCTTTTTTTACATCACTCAAAAATCTTTCGGCATCCAAATCTTTATTATCCGGCGGAGGAGATGTCTTTGTCGTCCCTCCACTGCCCGGAACTGGTTCACCATAGGTGATGCCCGGAGACGCGCTTTGAGTTGGTGTTTTAGAAGGTTTAATGCCACCGGTTCCTTTTGGCGGAGTTGACCATGTTTCCTTGGGATTTGAAAATCTTTTTTGCAGGTCGGCGATTTTCCCTTCCAAACCTGATAGATCCGGAGCGCCCCTGCCTTCAATCTCAGCTAACCTGCCTTCAATACCTGAGAGATCTGGACCGCCTCTTCCTTGAAG